GCAGAGCTTAAAGGGCTGGTCGAGGAAGTTAACATCAGCACTCCTGAAATTGAGCTGGGCATTGAGGTTGAGCGCAAAATGGCTGAAATGCTAAAGGGTGCAGTGAACAACCCACTCTATGAGAGCAAAAAACTCTCAAATGAGCGGTATAAAATCAGAAACCACATTGATTTCGAGTGGGTCGGTGGCGGTAAAATCATTTGGGTGGAGCATAAAACTTCCATCCGCAATGAGCAAGAGTTGTTAACCGCCTATAATGCCCAACTGGCATGGCACTACATGCTGCTGCAGGAGAAGGCCGAAGATGCTGGAATTGATGACTACGAGTTGTGGTTAACAAGCATTAATCCGGATGGCGAAAGCGAGTTTAATCCCTTAAAAATTCAGCCGAACACGCTAACATTTACACTAAATGAAATTCGGGAAGGGTTGAAGCTATTGCCCGATGTATGGGATGGCATAACCGAATGGGTGGATGACGTGGTGATTACTGACGATAACGTGCCGGACGTTATACGGGAGCAGGTGCACACCGTTAGGGAAGCCCTACTATACATTGACGACCTTAACAGAAAAGTGGATGATTTTAAGGCTAAAATGCTGAAAAGCATGAAGGAGGCGGGGGTAAAATCCATAAAATGCGACGGCCTTACTATTACTTACGTCGAGCAGAAGGTAACAACAAGGGTTGACACCAAAAAGTTGAAGGCCGAAATGCCCGAAATTGCAAAAAAATACATGACAAGTTCTATTGCGGATGATTATATTTTGCTTAAATTTAAGTAGCTAACATTAAAAAAAAAATTATGAACGAAATTGTAAACTACAAGGACTATCGAGATTTTTTAAACTCCAGCGCCGTTCAGGCTAAGTTTAAAGAGCTACTCGGGGAAAAGGCAAGGCCTTTTCTAACATCGGTATTGCAGTGCGTGTCATCTAGCTCTTATTTGCAGAAGGTTGACGTAAATTCAATTTACACTGCAGCAATGATGGCTGCAATGGTTGACCTGCCTATAATTTCGTCGCTTGGCTATGCCTACATCGTTCCTTATAAGGGGAAGGCACAATTTCAAATAGGCTACAAAGGCTTTATCCAGCTAGCTTTGAGAACTGGGCTTTTTGTACGTATAAATGCAACCAATGTGGTGGAGGGTGAGCTGTTGGAGCATAACAGGCTTACCGGAGAAATTAAGTTTAACTGGATAACCAACGAAGAGGAACGTAAAAAGAAAAAGGTTATCGGTTACGTGTCCTATTTCAAGCTAACCAACGGTTATGAAAGTATCCTTTTTAAAACGGTTAAGGAGGTTGAGGCGCACGCTAAAAAATACTCGGAATCCTACAAAAAAAATGACGGGCAATGGGTCGAGAATTTCGATGGCATGGCGTTGAAAACCGTAACAAAACTAAACCTTTCCAAGAATGCTCCGCTGAGCATAGATTTACAGAACGCCATAAGATTCGACCAGGCGGCAGGTAGCGACCTTGAAACAATTAGCTACGTTGACAATCCGGATACCGCAAAGGACGAAAAGCTGGCAATTGCTGCTGATAAATTAAACGAATTATTTAATGATAAAAATGACGAAAACCATGAAACCGCTCAAAGTAACGAGTAGTACGTTCCGCAAATTATGCGAGCTGCTGGACACGACACCCGCTGAAATAGCCGCTGAGTGTAGGAAAAAAGAACTGGTAAAAGCTCGAAGATGCTTATGCCTATTTTTAACAAAGCTGGGGTTTACAACCTTTCAAATTGGAAATCTCATCAATCGAGACCACTCATCCGTAACCTACTTAAAAATTAAACAGGTTGAGCTAATGCAGATTTACCCGGACGAGAAGGTGGATTACGAGCAATTTGAACGGCTTGCTACTGATGTTATGAATGAGGGAGAAGTCGAAGAACAACCTATAACAATTGACTGCTCATCGTCCTACTCCTACTTTACTTCCGTAGTTGGTTTATTTTCAGGTTATTTTAAATTTTTTTAACATATGAAAGATATAGAATTGTTTAACGACCATTTTCAAAACTACAAAACGTATGGAATACCAAAGGCGCAGCTTATTATTGCGGATATTCCGTACAACATTGGCAAAAATGCCTACGGTTCGAATCCTTCGTGGTATGTTGGAGGTGATAATGCCAATGGGGAAAGCGAATTGGCCGGTAAGGCATTTTTTGATACGGATGAAGACTTCCGCATTTCGGAGTTCTTGCACTTTTGTTCAAAAATGCTTATTAAAGAACCAAAGGAGGCTGGCAAGTCTCCCTGCATGATCGTTTTTTGCGAATTTGAACAACAGTTTGAACTAATCCAAAAAGCAAAAGAATACGGATTGAACAAGTATATCAACCTCGTTTTCCGAAAGAACTTCTCCGCACAAGTGTTGAAGGCAAATATGCGAATTGTCGGCAATTGCGAGTATGGTGTATTGTTGTATCGTGATAAGTTACCGAAGTTCAACAATGACGGGCGAATGGTATTCAACTGCTTCGATTATCCTCGGGACACTGATACGCCCAAAATTCACCCAACTCAAAAGCCCGTGGCGTTGCTTGAAAGGCTTATTAAGTTATTTACGGATAAAGGAGATGTGGTTATCGATCCGTGCGCTGGGAGCGGTACAACACTTTTGGCCGCAGCAAAAATGGACAGAAAAGCGTATGGATTTGAAATTAAAAAGAACTACTGCTTAGCTGCCCGTGCAAAAATTTTATCACAAGTTCAAAAAAAACTATTCATTTAAATTTTTTAGCCATGAAATCAGACATAATTGAACTATGCGGTGAAACGCTAGAAAGCGTGGAGGTTCGAGGTGATGTTTTTATCGTTTTCCGTTGTAAAAGCGGTAACACCTACTTCATGTACCACGAGCAGGATGCCGACGAAACCTTTGAAATTGCTGAAATAGAAGGGGATTTCGATAGCTTAATAGGCGAACCGATAGAATTTGCCGACGAAATATTCGACAAAAAGGGGTACATGGAAATGAAAGAAGAGCAAGGCTACGGCGTTCTTACCGGCACAAGGTCTTATGTTATGTACGCCATCGGGACAAAAAACTCAGAAGTAAAAATTCGCTGGTATGGGGAATCACCTGGATATTTTGCGAAGGGCATTACTTTTGAGTTGGCCGAAAACATTGGAAATATAAATTTGGATTCGTTTTTAAATAATGACCAAACATTTTAAAAAATGACAACGATCGAGTACATTTTAACGACAGTAGGTATAATTACCTTATTATTTGCCATCATTGCAATAACATTGTACCTGCTGGGAAAAACCATTCGACCAACCGCAACCACATTACTATGCAGGGACAAGGGAATGCTACTTGTTAAAAGTGGCCGGAAGCCCATATTTTTTAGCGATGTGAAAGCTGCGGATGCTTTTATTAAAAAATGCAAGCCGGCTGGGGTATTTTGGGAAATATACACTATAGACGATGGGGAGGTTAAGCATTTAGGAAGTTCAGAAAAACTTAGTTCTGTATGTTAATAAAAATACACGAGCTGTTAGTAAGCTAAAGATGCTTAACAAATAAAATGAGTTTAATTTAACGTATGGGTGTGGGTATAGTGCACCACAACGATAAAGATTGATTGAAACAGTAAACTAAATAATTTTTAAAAATGTGCGAGGGCAAATTTAAACACGGCAGTTTGTTTAGCGGAATTGGAGGCTTTGACCTTGCAGCCGAATGGATGGGATGGGAAAACGTATTCCATTGCGAATGGAACGAATTTGGTAAAAGAGTGCTAAACTATTACTGGCCTAATGCTATAAGTTATGATGACATTACAAAAACAGACTTCACTGTTCACAGAGGAACAATTGACATCCTCACCGGAGGTTTTCCGTGCCAACCTTATTCCGTTGCAGGGAAAAGAAAAGGGAAAGAGGATGAACGCCATTTATGGCCAGAAATGCTTAGAACAATTCGAGAGATTCAGCCGCGCTACGTTGTGGGGGAGAATGTTGTTGGACTTATTAGTTGGGATGGAGGGTTGGTATTCCACGAGGTGCAAACTGACTTGGAGAGTGAAGGGTACGAAGTATGGCCGTTTATACTTCCAGCTTGCGCCGTCAACGCCCCGCACAGACGAGACAGAGTTTGGTTTATTGCTAAAAACACCAAGCGCAATGGATGCGTTCAGCGAAAACTTGAGCAAGAAGGAACAGAAGTTTGGAAACAGCGGGACACTGGCACAGGAGGTGATGACTGGGTTTGTTTACAAGAGGGGATTACTGCCAACTCCAGTTGTCAGGGATTACAAGGGAGCAAGAACATCAGAGACATTAGAGAAGGCAGGCAGATACAAAACGAACAGCTTGGTAGATTACTTCAGCCAAACTGGGAAGAGTTCCCATCTCAATCCCCAATTTGTAGCCGAGATGATGGGTTTTCCGAGCGACTGGACGGCATTACCTTTCCTAAATGGAGAGCAGAAAGTGTAAAAGCTTATGGAAACGCAATAGTTCCACAAGTTGCATTACAGATATTTAAAGCAATTCAAATTGCCGATAGGCAAAACAGGGAAGGAAATTTTTAAAAATTATGACCTTAACCAAAAACGAATACAATGGAACGAATCAGCAAGCATTATACCTACACCGTGTTAGCACAAGCGAAGCGGCGTTTTAATGTGTGCTAACTAGTTTTGTTATGACGTGAACCTCAAAAAAATGGCAACAACTACAGTAAAAAATATTAATCAAAGCCCCTTTTCGGAGTGCGTTAGGGTTAGTCCATTTTCCCACACGTCAAGCGCATACCGTTTAGGGGCTTAAATTTTTCCATAATGGCACGAGAAAAAAATACAGGTGGCAAGGAGAAGGAAGCCTTCTACTTCACACACGACTACAACGCCCGGAACGATGTAAAAATGCAGGAAATGATGATGGATATGGGTTGTGAGGGGATAGGCATTTACTGGTGCATAGTTGAAATGCTGTACGAGAATGGCGGAAAGCTGCCTTTGGCATACACGAAAAATATTGCCTGGTCGCTGCATTTAGATACAAATGAAAGCGATGTGGTGATGCAAAATGCATGCAATGTAAATGCAAATGCAATGCAAGATGATGCAAATGCATGTGCAAATGTTATGCAAAAAAAATCATGTGGCAACAAAGTCGAAAAAATCATTTTTAATTATGACTTATTCAAAAATGATGGAGAATTTTTTTGGTCGGAATCAGTTTTAATTCGACTGGAAAAACGCAAATCAATCGTTGAAAAACGTAAAAATGCGGCTGCAAAACGTTGGAAATCAGGCGATAAAGAGGTTGAGCAAAAGCAATGCACAAGCAATGCAAATGCAGTGCAAAGCGAATGCACAAGCAATGCTATAAAAGGAAAGGAAAGGAAAGGAAAGGAAATAAAAATAAATATAAAAGAAAGAGAGAAAGAAAAACCGACACGGTTTTTCCCTCCCTCTTTGGAGGAAGTTAAAAATTATATCTTAGAAAAAAATTACGAGGTAGATGCGGAGGCATTTGTGGCTTTTTATTCATCTAAAGATTGGTTTATTGGAAAAAATAAAATGCGAGACTGGCGTGCGGCGTTGGTAACATGGGAAAAGAGGAAAAGAGAGCAACCGGCAAACAACAAACTTAACAACATAAAAATCAACGAGATATGGGAGAACCAATAAAAATATCAGAAACCATCGAAAAAATAAGCAAAGAATGGTTGATGCCGCCGATTCGGAGATTTGCCTACCTACCTTATAGCCTAAAATCAGCATTGCAAGCGGTAATCGAAATCGGCAGGTTAAGAAATCCCAAGTTTGTTATAGATGATGACAACGTATTTACATATGTAAATATGATAAGATGGGTGCATGGTGATGAGGAAATGCAATGCCTTAACCCAACTACAAAAGAAATAACTAAGGGAAGGCTTAATGCCGGCATGTACATTGCCGGAAATACCGGTACTGGAAAATCTTGGGCGCTGGAAATAATGAGCGAATACTCGAAAATTGACAATGTTAAGCTAGCAATTTTAGATACAATAAGACCACTTCGCTGGAATAACTATCGCACTGATAGCATTTGCGACGAGTACACCGAAAGCGGTTTGATTACTAAATACAAGGAAATGGGCATTGTAGGATTTCAGGATTTAGGCTCTGAACAGCAGGAGGCACTCTATATGGGTAACCGTGTAAATGTTATGCGTAAAATTCTGGAACATAGGGGAGATTTCCCAAACAAGATAACGCTAATTACCTCTAACCTACCCATAACACACCCCAAATTAACTGAAGCATACGGAGAAAGGGTATCCAGCAGGCTAATTGAGATGTGCAACTACTTTGAAATTAAGGGCACTGATAGGCGAAAGTTAAAATAATTTGACTTATAGAATTTAATGTTGTATATTTGACTTGAAAAAAATTTTTATGGTAAAAGAAAATTTCAAAGTTCCCGGGTTGTATCAAAAGCAACCAGTAAGCGGCAACATCGGAATCCGCCGGGGAGCAACCCAAAGGAGCGCTACCGAGGCCATGTGTATGTGCTGCAAAGGCCGGCAAATCATACATTCGGTAGCCAGGTGAAAATGCCCAAGCGTGGAGGGATTACGGCTAACCATGCTGGCGGCCGGGAATAGACCGGCTTTTTTACTTTTATTAAGACGAAAAATGCTTTTATGAGAAAAGAAAAAGTAATTAATAATACGGAAATACAAGCTTTAAATTTGCCTGTTGAAAGCTGCAGGGTTGTACATTGCAAAAAAGAACATTATGACGTGTACATTGGAAGGCCTAGCAAATGGGGCAATCCATTCACGCATAAGCGAGATGGCAAAACGCTTGCAAAATACGTTGTTGGGAGTAGAGAAGAGGCAGTTGAAGCATACAGAGAGTGGATTACAAATGGTGATGGCAAGCATTTAATTAACGATTTGAGCGAGTTGAAAAATAAGGTTCTTGGTTGTTGGTGTAAACCGTTAGCTTGCCACGGAGATGTACTTGCTGAATTGGTTGAAAAATATTGCCAGTAAAAATTTGACGTATGGCTAATTCTAAAAAAGTAATCGTTGCGATTGACCCCGACGTTAAACAGTCCGGAGTTGCGCAGATACAAGATGGGGTTATTAGCGTTTTCCGCATGAGCTTAATTGGCATTGTCGAGTACCTGCAAACCTTAAAGATATGTTATTCACATTTAACCGTAGTGGTTGAGGCGGGATGGAAAAATAAGGCTACTTGGCATTTATTCCAAGCTAACAATGCAAAAGCAGCATTTATCGGAAGGTCGGTTGGCGCTAACCACACTATAGGGAAGCAAATTGTTGAGGTATGCAAGCACTTTGGCATTAATGTTGTCGAGCAAAAGCCGTTAAGAAAGCTGTGGAGTGGAAATGGGGGAAAAATAACACACGAAGAACTTGCCGAAGTCCTTAAAACGTATAAATTACAGGGATTTCCGAAAAGAACCAACCAGGACGAGCGTGATGCCGTGTTACTGGCGATTAATCAATATCTGAAGGAAAGCTAAAAGTTAAGGAATGATAAGAATTGACGAAATAATACTTAATGAAATGGATAAAAAGATACAATTTTTACTCGAACATTGCTTTAGGAGCAAAATAAGAGAACGTTCTTACTATATTTCTGATTTTACAGATAATAGTGGACGTGAAATAATTAAAACAGCTAAAAGCATTGAAAATTACATTAATGTTAATAGTGTTATTAGCAAAGTAAAAAAAGAATGCTTTGATAAGTATTTCAAGTTTGAAAACTTCAAAGACAAAAGAGTGTTAGCGTTTTTAATAAAACAGTTATCGGATTTTGAGAACTTTGATTATGGGTTTACTAAAAACCATAAAAGCTTTGAGGGAACTTCTAAAAATACGGTTTATGGGGATATAAATAGAAAAAGCCTAAACAGGTATGAACATTTACTAAAATACCCAACGAATGTAATTAACGACATTAAATGTGTATTTAATAGGAGTGGTGAAAAAGTTAATCATCCAACACAAAAACCACTTGAATTAATGAAATACCTTATAAAAACATACTCAAATGAAAACGATATGATATTAGATTTTACAATGGGAAGCGGAACAACTTGTTTAGCAGCAAAAGAATTGAACCGCAAATTTATCGGTATTGAAAAAGAACCTAAATATTATGAGATTGCTTGTCAACGATGCGGCTTTTAGCATTACCGCTAACGATGGTGCTATGAAAAGTAGCGGATTACAAAGCGAAAAACTATCAAGCTATGACAACAGATAATACGAGTACAAACATTGCGAATACCACGAAACCCGCTATTTTTTATAGCACGTGTTACCCGCAGTTATTATTTTTTCAATGAACATTGGATTAGTAGATATTGACGGACATAATTTTCCAAACCTTGCTTTAATGAAAATTTCGGCATATCATAAAAGTATTGGAGATAATGTAAGCTGGGTAGATATTGGAAACTATGACCGAACATATATGAGTAAAGTATTTACATTTTCTCCTGACTACTCAAAAGGATTTGCCAACTATGGCGAAATAATAAAAGGCGGAACAGGTTTTAAAATGACAAATACACTACCATCAGAGATTGATAAACTTTGCCCCGATTATTCTATTTATCCAAAATTTACTGCTGCTTATGGTTTTTTAACGAGAGGTTGCCCGAATAAATGCAGTTGGTGTGTAGTGCCAAATAAAGAGGGTAATATACAACCTTATGCAGATATTGAAGAGTTTTTGCAAGGTAGAAAAGAAGCCGTTTTAATGGATAATAATGTTTTGGCTCACGAACACGGATTACAACAGATTGAAAAAATAATAAAATTAGGGATTAAGATAGATTTCAATCAGGGTTTAGATGCTCGAATTATTGCAAAAGATAAAGGCATTGCAGAGTTATTGAGTAAGGTTAAATGGAGTAGATATTTGAGAATGGCTTGTGATACAAAAAGCCAAATACCATACATTGACAAAGCTCTTGCAAATCTTAATGATTACGGATTTAAAAATTACAGGGTATTTGTTTATGTACTGGTAAAAGAAATACCTGATGCACTTGATAGAGTTATGTTTTTAAAAGAAAAAGGTTGCTGTCCATTTGCTCAACCATACCGAGATTTTGAAACTAATAAAGAACCAAATTATGAACAGAAAAGATTTTCACGATGGGTAAACCACAAAGCAATTTTCAATACCGTACAATTTTCGGAGTACCGTTAATTGCGGGTAACTCCGAATTGTGGAGTGAGGATAAGACTGCTTGGGCAGCACCTCACGTTTGTACACAAGAATCTCCCTGTCTTTAGACGGGAGAGTATGTCAATTTTATTAAGACGAAAAAAGCCTGAAACCATCATTAACTACCAGAAAATGCTGGATTTAACCAATAAATTCGGCGAACTAATTTGGGATAGCTACGAGAAGGTGCAGGTTAACGGCAGAACTTTTTGGAGGGAGAAGCGATGAGAAAACTACCCGTTATTTTGCTCATAAGTGCCTTAAATTTCGTTTTTCCCTACCGAATGAATGCTGGAGGTGGTGAGATAAAAATAATGCGCCAAAAAGGGCTTATAAATGAAATTAAAAGGGATAACAGGCTTAACCAAATGGCTAGGATGATTGCCACTATCGAATGGTGCGAAAGCCGCCAAAATAGGCTTGCTTACAACATCAACGAGAATGCCGCAGGCATTTTGCAGATTAGACCGGTTATGATAGCCGAAGCTAACAGGCTGATTGGTTGGGAAAAATACACGCTTTCTGATAGGTTTGACGTCCGAAAATCCAGGGAGTTGTTTATTCTTATTCAAACCAGCAAGTTGAATGACCCGTATAATCTCGACAGTTTAGCCCACGTTTGGAATTGCGGAAGCAATAATCCCAGCAAGCTTAAAAAAACGATGGATTACCGAATAAACGTTAGAAGGGCTTACGAGCTTGCCGGAGAAAAAAGTTATCAACAAAACTTGTCTTTCAAAAATAATATCGCTAACATTGTTGAAATTTTGAAGGAATGTTGACGAATAGTTATAATATAAAGGCGAAAAGAGGCGACACCTTTGTAAGTCCCATATTTCAAATCATCCTAAACGACGTT